ACTAATGATAAATCTTTTACTTACTAGTGTGTTTACTTTTGTTTTCATATTATTAGATTTTAAATTCACTTATATTATCTTCTATTCTTCGTATTTAGTTTGTAAAAGTAATTACAAAGAGAACACGGCGGTGCGGTGATGCTATACGCGTTGCTATACACCTCCGGTGGAGGTTTGTGTATTAGATTGAATTTTTAGTAAACATTTCTATTAGTTCTTGTACGTCAGACTTTACTTCAGGACGTTTTTCAGTGTAGTTGAAGTTTTCAAGCGCTACTAGTATAATTGTTTTTTGTAAGTTAGATAGATGCATTTTGTTTATTTTTATATTCACTTATATTATCTAAGTAAGGTCGTGTTAGGTTTGTAAATTTGCTATACACGGGGCGGGGCCCCTGTATGGTTACCCCGCGATCCCGAATGTTGCATCCGTAAATTCACCTGATACCAGGGCTACGATAGCCCATACGATCCCTGAACCCGCCAGGGCCAGATAAGCACCGATGACTGCACCAGTGATTATCTGCTTGTGGCTGAAGCGACGCATTAGATTACGTCTGCTTTATCCATCTCACGTACGAACTTAGGTAGCGCGAACGTCTGGCTGTAATACTTGTACTTCTTGAAGCAGTTCATGTTATCGAAGCGCTCTTTGTGGTACTCGTACACCTTATCGTGGTTGTACTTGTGAACTTTGCCATCGTAGTCTGTGAAGCTTACGATTACGCCCTTACCGATTAAGGACTTGCGGATGATGAATCTTTTACTGATTAACGTGTTTACTTTATTTTTACTCATGATATTTAATTTAATTATTTTACATTTATATTATCTACTTAACTTCGTGTTAGGATTGTAAGATCTTGTGACCAATGATCTTGCTCTCAAGCTCGTGCTTCGACATGAAGCGGAGGTAGTTGTCCAGGTGTGCCTGACTCTGGAAGAGTTGCACGCGGCTGCTGTAGTTACCCAGCCAGTTCTTTTTGTCGATTCGTACTAACATAGGTTCCAGTTTATTCCGTTATACATTGACCCGACCAGGTTGTTATACATGTCCTCGAGCTCGCTGGTTGACCAGGCGCCCAGGTCGATCGGGAAGCCTAGTTCGGACTCTATCTCGGCTATTAGCCATTCGCGGTTTGGTGATTCGTAATTCATAATTTTAATTTTTAAATTCATATATATTATCATAGTGCAGTCGTGTTTGGTGTGCGTGCTATACACGCTTCGCTGCGCTCCGCTGCTACGCCGTGCAATCCCCGGAATAGTACGTGCAAATCCCTGGAATATACCACGGGATTCCTGCAAACCCAAGAACCCGATCCCGGATCGTAAACCTGGCATGGGGGCTGGTGAAAAAAAAATGGCTTTTATATTGTTATATATTGTAAAAAATATGTATATAACCCGTTACCTCTATACATCTAATGCGACAAAAGCATATTAATATAAATAATAGCAGGCTAGTGTCACTGGTAAAAAAATGTAACTACTTGTAATATAATATGTATGGCAAAACAAAAACTATCAGCTGAAGCCCGAAGACGCAAGGCGGTTCGAGATTTAAAGTATGCAAATAGCGCTAGAAGAAAGCGTATGCGTGCAGAGAATCAGAGATTGCGAAGAGCTGCTGTGAAAGCGGGCAAGAAGATTGATGGTAAAGACTATGACCATAATACCAAGCGTTTCGTGTCTGTGAGAAAGAACAGAGGCAATCACGGGCGTGGAACCAAACGAGAAGGATAAACTGCCTCTACAAACCAAAACCAAATGACATATTTTTATTACCAAACACAGACGTCGCAAAGCGATGGAAGTGTATCCGAAGAAACCAGACAACTTTGGGAGCATATCTCCGACAAGTCTAACTGGCGCATAGTTCAGCTACCGAATGGGTATTACCAGGCTGAATACAACAAAGAAGGTAGGTGGGTTGATACCACACGCCGGGAAACAGAGCAAGGGGCAGAAGCCGCTATTGATGCATCGATTGAACACTATAAGAAGCGTTTATCGTTTGCTAACGGTCCTGTTGTTGTAAAAACATTCGACAAATAGTAATCAATTACAATTTAATTAAATGGAATATAATCAACCTAGCCAGATTGTAAAAGATTTGGCATTTGGCGAAGAAGCCAGAGACAAAGTAATGGTTGGGGTAGAAAAGCTTACCTCAGCAGTAAAATCAACATTAGGTGCTTCAGGCAAGTGCGTTATATACGAGGATGCCCTTGGAAAACCGGTCATAACAAAAGATGGTGTAACCGTTGCGGAAAGCGTAGTCTTATATGATCCGGTTGAAAACATAGGCGCAACACTTATTAAAGAAGCAGCTAAGAACACAGTGAGAGAAGCAGGTGACGGTACTACTACGGCAACCGTCCTTGCTCACTCGCTGCTTAACCTAGCAAATACTCACAAGCACAATAATAGTGCCAGAGACATTAAAAAAGGCATGTTAAACGGCTTAGATAAGGTTAATGCTTATTTAGATAAGATAAGTATACCTGTTGAAGGCGAAATGCTAAAGGATGTTGCGAGCATCAGTTGTAACAACGATATTGCACTCGGTAGCTTTATTGCCAATGCATTCAACCGCGTTGGAAAAGATGGTGTTGTATTAATGGAGGAGTCTGATACAAATGAAACCTATGTTGATTTTGTAGAAGGAACACAGCTAGAGTCAGGATTAAAGTCACAGCACCTTATAACTGATAAAGACAAAGGCACGGCTGTTTTAGACAACCCTTATGTGCTTATTGTAACATCGCCTATAGCAAACATTAGAAAGATACAAAGTGTCTTAGAACACGTTATAAAGGAAAAGCGTAGTTTATTAATTGTAGCATCTGTAGAGCAGCAACCAACTGCTGCGCTTATTGCAAACAAGGTTAAGGGCAATATTAAGGTAAACATTATAGATGTACCTGGATTTGGGCCCACCAAGCAAGATACTGTAGAAGACCTTGCGTTTTTAACAGGTGCTAAAGTAATGAGTGAAGAGCTGGGTGATGATTTAGACCTTATTGATCCTTCAGTATTAGGCGAGGCTGTTAAAGCTATTACAGACGAGAAGAATACAATACTTCAGACAATAGATTTAGGCGTTAACTTTAACGATAGAATAGATAGTATAACTGCTAAGATACAAGAAGAGGAGAACCCGTATTTTAAGAAACGACTAGAGCAACGGTTAGCCATGCTAAACGGAGCAGTCGGTATCGTAAAAATCGGCGCGGATTCCAAAGTTGAGATGAAAGAGAAAAAAGACAGAGTAGAAGATGCAATATATGCAGTCAAAGCGGCTTTGCAAGAAGGAATTGTACCCGGCGGCGGAGTGGCGTTACTGAACGCTTCAAAAAAAATTAAGCCCTCCGGGCTGGGAGAAGAAATTTTGCTAACTGCTATTCAGTCGCCTTTTAAAATAATTCTTGAAAACGCAGGGATAGATTCTGAAACCCCCACCGGGGCTGTAGGGCGGGGTGTTGATGTAACAACTGGGAAAGTGATTAATATGGTTAAAGCGGGTATTATAGATCCTGTGCTTGTAACAAAGACTGCACTTAAGAACGCGGTATCGGTTGCGGCAACTATATTCTCTGCTGATTGTGTAATTTCAAATATGAGGACCAATGCAGGCGATTAATTATTTTATAGTTATAAAGAAAATAAAAGAAGCGCCTAAGAAAGTTGCGGGGCTTGAACTAACAGAAACGCAAAATAGCGACGTTAGGTACCTAAAGGGCGAAATAATATCTGCGGGGGATCAAGTAACAATGCTAAAAGAGGGGGACGTTGTATATTACGACAAGCATAACGGGCATGGCATACAATGGAAAGATCAGTTGTATCATGTGCTAAAGCTTGGCGATATTGTTCTCGTAGAATGAGAATAGAGGCATCTGATATAAGAGAAATGAATTTACTTAAGTATTACAGGCTCATTCGCAAGTGGGCCTGTAAAACTTATTCATTAAAAGATGCTGATCTTGAATTACTTATATATCTTGATTGCAAAAATCGATTTACACGTAATGATTTCATAGATGGCCAGTATACTTATTCTTGGGATAAAGATAGGTGGGAACGCCTTCGTAGAGATGGGTGGATAGAGGTTTGGCGCCACCGTAATCGCACTACAATTAAATATTCTATATTTCAGACCTCACAGAAATGCAAACGCTTAATTAGCAGAATGTATAGAATAATGCTTGGCGAAGAAGACTTACCGACGTCAGAGCGCAGCGTATTTTACAAAAACAAAACATACACAGATAAAGTCTATAATAAAGCTATAGACGATATGATAAAAGATTCAGAACGATAATGGCTTATAAAATGAAAAGCTCTATTCCAAAACTGTTAGGCATAAACGGAGATTTATCTACGGCCACAGTCCCAGTTTTTGAAGTTAGCAAATTACCTAAATCAATTTGGGCCGTTGCTAATATGGATAAAACTATATATATAAATAAGAATCTTACTAAAAAACAAAAGAAGGATGCGGTTGAGCACGAAATGGAACATATTAAACAGTTTCGCAATGGCTCTGCTCGTTATGATAATAAAAACATTTATTGGAAACCAACACCAACTTCTAAAACACAAGTAATATCACGTAATAGCATTAAACCAGGGGCACATAATTTGCCGTGGGAAAGTGTTATTTACAAAAAAACAAAAACGTATGCCACGTAAAAATGCGCCCTCGCGTAAAAAATCTAAAGGATATTACGCTGAGGTAAAAAAAGGTAAAGGACGCGGTAAAAAAGCAGGCGGTGGAATGACCGCTAAAGGCGTAGCTAAATATAGAAGAGATAATCCCGGCAGTAAGTTAAAAACTGCAGTAACTACGCCGCCGTCTAAACTTAAAAAAGGCAGCAAAGCTTATAAGCGTAGAAAAGCATTTTGCGCGCGTTCAAAAAGCTGGACATCTGAAAGAGGCAAAGCTGCGCGTAGAAAATGGAACTGTTAAAATAATATTATGAAAAAATTAAGCCCAGCACAAAAAAAGATTGCAAGAGCCGCAAAGCCTTTTAACAAAATTACAGGCGCAGATTTTAAAGCGCTTAAAAAAAGAAAGAAAAGAAAAAAATGAAATCAAGAGGACTAGGCGACGACATACATAAATTTACTACAGCTACAGGAATTAAATCAGTTGTGGATAGAGTTTCAAAAGGATTAAATATACCATGCGGCTGTGAGGGAAGGCGCGAGGCTATGAACAAACTATTTCCCCGCAGATATAAATAAATAATTATGCCAACAAAAAAAGAAATAAAAATAGCAGAAGCGAATAGCGTAGCTGATAACGTTTTTAGAATGCAAATGAATGACCCTAGCAGAACGCGAAATACACCGGGCACATTCAAAGCAAAGGATCAAAAGGTTATGGCAATGTCCACGATGTATAATACTCATGACCCGGATGGTGTCACTGTAGATTCTATTCGTCAAGACGAATTTGAGGTGCCGAGATATATGGGTAGCCCAGAATTTCAAGCGGCTTTTGGAGAGGCAGATAAAGCTGGGCTTAGTGTATTTGAATTTCCAAAAGGCAGTGGCAAAATGTTTACAACAAAAAAAGGACCGGCTACGGAAACACATTATTTAGAATCTGTTGATACTGACACGTTTGAAGCTGACTCTAATCAACCTGCTTTTGATCGGAATTTTGATGCAGTAGTTAAACCTGATCTTCCAGGAGCAAACTTAGAAAAATTTACTTATAAGAAAAAAGGTGACAGCAAGCCAGGTATGGTTGATACATTCACTTCATACGATACACGCCAGGCTCAAAGAAAGGCTATTGTAGAAGCCAGAAAACAAAAACGAGCAAAATTAAAAGCTTTAAGAGCTAAAAAACGTGCTGGCGGTATTAAGGACGAAACTATGGAATTTGGCGGTTTGGGCCCTGACTTAAGCGGTAAAAAAGTTACAAAAAGCAAAAAGCAAGTTTTCAAAGAAGCTAAAAGAAAAATAAAACAAAAAGCCGCAGAACAAAGATCAGCAGCAATGGAAAGAATATCTGCTCAAGGTCAAGCACAGAGAGCCGCTGGTAAAAACCCAGCAACCTCTACTGAGTTTGATCCAAATCAAGCTGCGTTCCCAATGAAAGTTATGCAATTTAGAAAAAAAAATAAAAAATAGAAATTATGCCACAAGATAATACAAAAGGATATGCGATGCAAATGGGTAGTCATAGTAAGGTTTGCCCTAGCACATTTAAACAAAAAGATAAAGATAACGTTGAAAAAGCATCTGGTAAAAAACCTTTGCTCCCAGGTCTTAAAGGATAATGCCAAAGAAAAAATTTAAAGACAGCACCGTTGGTAAACTTTTACTAGGTGCTGCTTCTGTTATAAATCCTGCTTTAGGAAATGTATTATCTGGTGTAACTTCGCCAAAAGATGCAATAGCAGAGATTACAAAAGCCGATATTTCCTTAGAAGATAAAATTAAATTACAACAATTAATATTTGATCAGCAGAATAAAGAAATAGAAGCTATAAGCACCCGCTGGAAGGCGGATGCCGCATCAGATTCTTGGCTTTCAAAAAACGTACGCCCACTAGTTTTAGTGTGGTGTATTGTTGTATTTAGCTTTGCGGGTATTCTTGATAGTGTAGATTCAATACCCTTTAGTATTGGTGTTACATGGAATGATACATTTGAAAAAGTAATGATGGCAGTTGTGCTAGCTTACTTTGGTGGTAGAACAACTGAAAAAGCAACAAATATATTTAAAAATAAATAATGGCCAGAATAAGTACCTACCAAAGAGATACTGTTGTAACTAAAAACGACAAGGTAATAGGTACTGATTCATCTGGGTCAATAACTAAAAACTTTAAGCTAGAAGATATTGCGGGCTTTTTTAGCAATACCAATGCTATAGGCATCGCGGGGCAAATAAATTTTAAGTTTGTAACCTCTAATAGAACTACCCAAACAATAAGTTTTAATGGCCTTGGCGGAAATAATACTACATTTAATAATGTAACAACCGTTGTAGTTAGCAAGCTAGATTTTGACGGTAATGATATAGGTAATCTTATTGATAGATTTAGCGGCCAAAAAGTAATATTAGTAAGGCTTGACGACTTTTCAAATTTTGGTATTTTTGATATTACAAACGTTTCAGACCATAGCGAAACAAACTTTAAAACAATAACGCTTACAAATACGGTAAATAACGGTAGTTTTATAGAAGATAAATACTATGGCCTTGGCTTGTTCCCAACAGGCTCTGATAAAAATTACGCACATAACCAAGGCTCGGCAAGCGCAACTTGGAACATTAATCACGCATTGAATAAATTCCCTTCGGTAACAGTTGTTCTTTCAACGGGGCAAAAGGGGTATGGAGATGTAACATATACAGACGCAAATAACTTAACAATAACATTTACCGGGGCAGAATCTGGTAAAGCATATATGAACTAATTATGGCAATACCATTTCTTAATAATATTAACCTAGACAACAACCAGTTGCAAAATGCAAAGCTGCATGTAACCAGCAATGTGCCCGCGACTGAGGCTGGTCAAATATATTATAATAGCACTGCTAATGAAGTAAGATATTATAATGGCAGCGCTTGGGTCTCTCTTGTTGCAAGTACAGGCGGTACGGTAACTTCTGTAGCAATTACAGGAACAGACGGTATTGATGTTGACTCTGGATCACCTATAACATCATCTGGCACTATTACATTAGGACTTTCGAATGTGTCAAACGCTTCTCTAGCAAATTCAAGTATTACAATTGGTGATTCTACAATTGCATTAGGTGGTACAGATACAACACTTACGGGCCTTACTGATATTGATCTTACAGCTGGCAATAAAACTATTTTTGATGGTGTTGGTGCAAACACGCTTACTATTGGAGCTGGAACAACAACTATAGCAATACCCGGCAATTTAGTTGTAACAGGTACAACAACAACTAATAATGTTGAAACTGTATCTACATCTAATGGCGTTATATTCGAAGGTAATGCGGCGGATGCAAACGAACTTACATTATTAGCCGGAACACTTACGGCAGATAGAACTGTAACGCTACCAGATGCAACAGGCACAGTGGCGCTAACAGATAATCTTTTAACTACTAAAACTGCGCTTATTGACGTTAGTTCAATGGGCAGTAATACAACCGCTCTAATAGCGCATGGCATTAATTCGCATTATTTAATAGTTCAGTTATACGATGATACAACAGGCGAAGTGGTTTTTGCAGATATAGAATACACAAGTGATGGTTCCACTAGAAGTCCTAATCATGTTAGAGTACAGTTTTCATCTACACCTACAAATGATATTAGAGTTGTCATTATTGATGCGGGCACTGGAATAGGAACAATTACTCCAACATATTCATAATTAAAATAAAATAAAATATGCCGAAGTTTCTTTCAGATGGTATTTTCGATGGTTCTTCCACAGACTTAATAGTAGATGGAAAGATTGGTATAGGAACGGCTAGTCCTAGTTCAAAACTTGATGTTGCAGGCAGAGCTGTTATAGGCACCGGTAATACACTTACTAACGCAACTAACGCTGCCGTAATAGGTAATAGCAATAACCTTACAAATGATACTATTGTTGATAGTAATACAAATTTGGTTCTTGGAGATTATGGCGCGGGTCGTTTTGCTAATATTGTAATTAGCGATAGAACATTAAGGTTGGGTAGAGCAGATGATATTACCGCTTCTAGCTCTAATACAACTGGTATATTAAATTTTAACGATTCAGTAGAAGCTAACTATGCTTTTTCTAACGCTGGTGGGATTGTTGGCTATTTCCCACCGCCAACTTCGACAAATAATTATAACTTTTTTAATGCGTTTAGTGAAAACGTAAGTGGTAGTACTTTTTCTACCGGGGCAAGCCCCACCGCGTATAGAATGAATATATCAATGGACCCCAATTTAAATTGCGTTGGATATAAATTTGATTCTAATACTAGTGTTGGTGGTGGTGTTTATTACACTGTAAGTCAAAACAACGCCAGCGCTTCTTCTAGAGGTATTGTAACTTTTGATTGTAGACATCAAAACCAAAACTACGAAGCACCAAACGGACATAGCTTATTTGAAATAACTTCTGGTTATGGTCGAACTAAATTTTTAATCAAGCAAGTAAACGGATCTTCAAACGTCGGAATTGGAACCACGAATCCTAGTAGAAAACTGCAAGTTATAGGGACAGACGGCGCTGCTAAATTTTATTATAATAGTAGTTTTACTAACGCTCAATATTCAGTAGTAGATGTTGGTATGATGACTAGCGGCACTGCAGCAAACGGGTTTGGTCCTAAGATTACTTTCAGAATGGGTGGGAATGGTTATGATGGTTATGCCGCTGGTACCATAGGCACAATAAGAAACGGCGCTGATAATAATCATAATCTTAATTTTGGTACTAGTAATAGTGGATCTATGACCACTAAAATGACTATAACAAACACGGGCAACGTAGGGATCGGGACTGAAAGTCCAAATGAAAAATTAACAGTCGCTGGCCAGATTCAAGTAACTGATAGCGGTACGCAAGCAAGGCTTAATTTAAACAATACCGGCACCGGTGACTCCCAGATTAATTTTCAACTAAATAATACTAGTAAATTCACGTTAGGTGTAGACAATAGCGATAGTGATAAATTTAAAATTTCAGGCTCTAGTCTTTTAGGGTCTAATGATAGATTTGTAATTGATTCCTCTGGCAACGTTGGGATAGGGGTAACGACTCCATCAACTGTAGGCGGTACTGCAAAAATGACAATTAATGCTCAGGCATCACCTGTTTCAATTGTTAATGGCACAGCAGACGGAATGTATATTAGAAGATATGGCAGTGGGCAATATCAAATACAAACAAATGTTGGCGGTGGAAATTCTGGTAATTTATCGTTACAATCTTACGGCGGCAATGTCGGGATTGGAACGACTAGCCCTGGGGCTAAACTTCATGTTAATGGTACATCTGAATTTTCAGAAAGATTACTTTTTAATAAAACTGTAAATACAGGATCGTTAACTCCTGCTTTTTATAGAAGTCATACAGGATTTTCTTTAACAACTGACTCCAACTATCAAAAAATGGTTTGTTATGGATATAACGCCAATAACAACCCTATTTTTCAAGTTGCAGCAAAAGGTTTTGCCTCAGATGTAACCACGGCGTGGGACAATGACGCAGCAACAAGGTTTACAGTTTTAGGCGGAGGCAACGTTGGAATCGGAACGACAAGTCCCTCAAATAAACTCGATGTTAACGGAATAATAGAAGCTAGTAAATTAATATTACCTACTGCCGCCACGAATGGAGCTGGTACAGTTACAACTCCAGCTGGTAAACTTGACGTTAGAAGCGACAGCACTTGGTCTAATTCTGCTATTGTAATACCGGGCACAACAAACCAAAACCCTGTGTTAGCTTTTTATAGACCCAGTGGTAATGCAGCAACTGCATATCCTTGGCATCTTGAAGCTCAAGGCTCTAACTTTCATATTAAAACAGGTGTTACTGCTAATATAGGTTCTGAAACTGTTTCGACAAAAGTAACAATTAATAGTTCAGGCAACGTTGGAATCGGAACGACTAGTCCAGTAGCTAAGCTAGAGGTTGAAGGTGGTGATCACTTATTACAGGTAAGCACAACTTCCGCCACCGGTAATCCCTACATATCATTTAACCAAGCAGGCACAAGAAGATCTTTTGTTCAGCATAGCGACGGTGGTGATTATCTAAAATTAGCTAGTGAGTATGGCGGTATTGCTTTCTTTACAGGAACAGGGGGTACTGAAACTCAAAAAATGACAATACTGTCCGGGGGCAACGTCGGTATTGGGACGACGAGTCCGTCTCAGAAGCTAGATGTGGTTGGTTCTATAGAAGTAAGTGATGGTGTTTATATTGGCGGCACTGCTACAGCTAATAAATTAGACGACTATGAAGAAGGTACGTTTACGCCTAACTTAACAGTTACGGGCACAAGCACGTCAATAAGTTCCAAATTAGGTAGGTACACAAAAATCGGTAATTTAGTACACGTTGAAATACATATTAGTGATAATGTTCCGGAAGATTACACAACACAAATAAGAAATTGTACAAATTTACCATTTACGATTTTAAATACAACCTTTACCAGTTTTGCTACAGGAACATTGTTTAATACTTCAAATAAAAATACAGGTCGTGGATTTGTTTATGGACTTGATAACACAACAACAATAACATTCTACGACAACGGCTTCTACACAGATTTGCCGGGTGACGAAACAACTGAAGTTACAATAAACATAACTTATACAACATCTTAAATAAATAAAAATGGCTTTAGCAAAAACAAGAACATTAAATAAAATAGAAATTGTAGGAAGTTTTAAACACCTACAAGCACGTTACGAAATTAAAGTAACAGACGGCGAACAAGTAATAGCGAAATCGTATGAAAGAGAAAGCTATGCACCAAACCAAGCAATAGCAGATTTACCAGCGGGGCTACAACCATATGCTACAACCGCATGGACAAATGATGTTGTGTCTGCGTATAATACATATATTGCTGAAGCTGATAATATAGATTAATAAAAACATAAACTATTGTGTAATAATAACATTATGCAATTATATATAAATTAATAAAATAAAAAACAATAATGGCAAATACATATTCTTGGCAAATAAATGCTTTAGATACATATCCGTCTCAAGATAGTCTTACCGATGTGGTATATAACATACACTGGGGTCTTACAGCTATATCTGATCAAAATGATGCAGATGGAAACGCGTATACAGCAAACTCTATTGGAACACAAACAATAGCAGCGCCAGATGCTGAAGACTTTACTGCTTTTGAAGATCTTACGCAAATAATCGTAGAAGCATGGCTTGAAGCAAGCGATATGGACGTTGACGCAATCAAAGCAGGATTAGATGCTCAGCTTGTAGAAAAAATTACACCCACCAGTGTAACCAAGCAGTTACCAACTGCAGAATAATTATTATTAACAATTAAATTAAATTAAATTATGTCTAACGACGCAAAAATTACAGAAGAGCAATTAAAAAAATTGCAAGGGTTCGTACAAACCTTAAACCAAGCACAAATGCAATTAGGCCAGCTTGAAACAGAAAAGCACGGGCTATTGCACCAAACCGCTGACATCCAATCACAATTACAAACGTTCCAAAAAGAACTTGAAGAAGAATACGGAAAAGTATCTGTAAACATTCAAGATGGAACTTACGTAGCAATCCCGGACGAAGATGAATCTGATAAGAAAGATTAGTATCGGGAGAGACTATAAAAACGAAGCTATGCATTACTCCGTAGGTCAAGAGGTTTACGGCGGGCATACTATTTGTGATATAGTTGAAAAAGAAAGCAAATACAGTATTTATATTAAGAAAAACAACGAAGTATTGCCGTGGAAAGAGTTTAATAAAAACATGGCAGTGGCGGTTGAGTATAATTTAGAATATTAATGCGAAGCATTTTTAGTTTTATAGTAGAGCCAAAAAAAGAACGTTATAATAACAAAAAACAAATTGGTGATAGCGAACTAATATTAAATACAGAAATATCAGATCACAGGTATATTAGCAGAAATGCTATTGTGCTCGAAACACCACTTTCAGAAAAAACAGATATTAAAAAAGGTGACGAAGTAATTGTTCATCATAATGTTTTTCGCCGGTGGTACGATGTTCGCGGTAAAGAAAAGAATTCATCAAGTTATTTTGAAGAAGACAAATACTTTATAACGACTGACCAAATTTTTTTATATAAGCGTAAAAATAAATGGCACGCGCCTAAAGGGTTTTGTTTTGTAAAACCCTTAAAATCTAAAGATAAATTTGATACCAACAATGAACGGCCTTTAATAGGTGTTATAAAATATGCGGATAGAGCATTAGAAAAAAATGGCATTAAAGCAAAAACTTTGATTGGGTTTACACCGTCAAGTGAATACGAATTTATTGTAGAAAAAGAAAGAATGTATCGTGTGCCTACCAATTCAATTTCAATTAAATATGAATATCAAGGAGACGAAGTCGAGTATAATCCAAGCTGGCTACAAAGCAGTTGATGAGCTAATTAAAGTAGCTGAAGAAAAAATTATTACCAACACAGAAGATGATGTGTCCGCTGATAGATTAAAAAATGCAGCAGCTACTAAAAAGCTTGCAATATTTGATGCCTTTGAAATATTAAACCGTATACAAGAAGAAAAAGCGGTTTTAGAAAACAAACCACGTGAAGAAAAAAAAGAAGCGTTTAAAGGCTTTGCTGAAAAAAGAAGTAAGTAATGTATCAGCAAACGTTATATAAGGTTATAGAACCTATTAAAATAAACAAGCTAAGGCGCTTTAACAAAGCTAAGCGGTGGAAATACGGTTATAACAAAGAAGAAGATGTTGTTGTTATAAGTAAGACCGGTCAAATAGGTGAAGTATACGAAATACAAAACCTTAAAATAGCATTACCGCCAGCTCCAACTAAATTAGTTAAAGGCGAAAATAAATGGGTTAAAGCTCATTACCCAAAAGAGTTAAGTAAAATAAAAACCATATTTGATTGGAAGAATTATCCAGAAGAATTCCAAGAAACGTGGGAACCATACATAGATGAAGAATTCAGAAGACGCGAAGAGGGCCATTGGTTCTATAATAAAGGCGTGGCTACTTACATTACTGGTACTAACTATATGTACCTGCAGTGGACCAAGATTGATGTTGGGGCACCAGAGTTTAGGGAAGCAAACAGACTTTTCTTCATTTTCTGGGAAGCTTGCAAAGCAGACTCCAGATGTTATGGAATGTGCTATCTCAAAAATAGACGTTCAGGATTTTCGTTTATGGCATCAGCTGAAGCCGTTAACTGGGCTACAATATCAAGCGACGCACGGTTTGGAATATTGTCCAAATCTGGCGGGGATGCAAAAAAAATGTTTACAGATAAGGTTGTACCAATTTCAATAAACTATCCTTTTTTCTTTAAACCAATACAAGACGGTATGGACCGTCCGAAAACAGAATTAGCATATAGAGTTCCAGCGTCTAAGTTAACAAGGAAGTCAATACAATCAGGCCAGCAAAGAGAAGAGCTTGAAGGTCTTGATACGACTATTGACTGGAAAAACACAGGCGATAACAGTTATGACGGCGAAAAACTAAAGCTATTAGTGCACGATGAATCCGGTAAATGGGAAAAACCTGATAATATATTAAATAACTGGAGGGTTACTAAAACAACGTTAAGGCTAGGTAGCAGAGTTATAGGGAAGTGCATGATGGGCTCAACATCAAACGCATTAGATAAAGGTGGTGAAAATTTTAAAAAATTGTACAATGATTCAAACGTTAAAAAAAGAAACCGCAACGGACAGACTCGCTCAGGATTATATTCTTTGTTCATACCTATGGAATGGAATTACGAGGGATTCATTGATGCTTATGGACACTCTGTCTTTGATACGCCGAAAAAACCAATCGAAGGGCCGTACGGTGACGTTATAGACGTCGGAGTTATTGAGCATTGGAATAATGAGGTTGATGGTTTAAAAGGTGACCAGGACGGGTTAAACGAATATTATAGGCAGTTCCCTCGCACAGAAGAGCACGCGTTTAGAGACGAAACAAAAAATAGTATATTTAATTTAGCTCGTATATACGAACAAATAGATTATAATAACGATATTGAAAGCCTAGCTGGTGTTACAGTAGGAAGCTTTAACTGGGAAAACGGCATACAAGATAGCAAAGTTATTTTTAACCCAAACCCAAACGGAAGATTTAAAGTTAGTTGGGTGCCACCTGCAAACTTACAAAACCGTGTAATAGAAAAAAATGGCGTTAAGTATCCAGGTAACGAACATATGGGTGCATTTGGATGTGACTCATATGATATATCCGGAACAACCGATGGGCAAGGATCAAAGGGCGCATTGCACGGATTAACAAAATTTAGTATGGAAGATGCTCCAGCTAATATGTTTTTTTTAGAATATGTTGCGCGGCCCCAAACCGCTGAAATGTTTTTTGAAGACGTATTAATGGCTCTTGCTTTTTACGGAATGCCATTACTTGCTGAAAACAATAAACCTAGATTGTTATATTATTTAAGAAGAAGAGGGTACCGTGGTTTTTCAATGAACCGTCCCGATAAGGCTAGAAACAAACTGTCGGTTACAGAAAAAGAAATTGGAGGTATACCAAACTCCTCAGAAGACATTAGGCAAGCACACGCTGCCGCTATTGAATCTTATATTCAAAATTATGTTGGAATTGTAAAGGAAGGCGAATACGGTAATATGTATTTTAATAATACATTAAACGATTGGTCTAAATTTAACATTAATAAAAGAACAAAATATGATGCCGCAATAAGCTCCGGCCTCGCTATTATGGCTTGTAATAAAAATCTTTATAAGCCTAACCAAGAAAAGCAAAAATTAAAAGTTAACTTTAATATCGGAAGATATAGAAACGATGGTAGTACCTCGAAACTTATAAAAACCAATGGCTGAAGCAGTTAGTAAAAATTATTTCCCTAGTCAAGTTGCTAGTGATGAAGAAAAAATGAGTCTTGCCTATGGCGATGAAATTGCACGTGCAATAGAAAACGAATGGTTTAAAAGAGATTCTGCAACGAACAGGTATCATTTGAATCAACAAAATTTTCATAAGTTAAGACTATACGCGAGAGGTGAGCAATCTGTGCAAAAGTATAAAGATGAATTATCAATTAATGGTGATATGTCTTATCTTAACTTAGACTGGAAGCCTGTGCCAATTATACCTAAGTTTGTAGATATTGTAGTTAATGGTATTGCCGAAAGAGGCTATGACATAAAAGCGTATTCACAAGATCCATATGGCGTGTCAAAACGCACACAATATATGGAAGGTTTAATGATAGACATGAAGACTAAGGATTTGGCTGATTTTTCAGAACAAAACTTTGGGATTAAAATAGCTCAAACCGAAAAAGACAAGCTTCCGCAAGATGAAGAGGAGTTACAGCTGCACATGCAACTTACCTATAAGCAAGCTATTGAAATGGCAGAAGAGCAGGCTTTAAATGTTGTTTTTGAACAAAACAAATATGAGTTAACTAAAAAACGATTTTATTACGACCTAGCTGTTTTGGGTATTGGGGCTACGAAAACAACATTTTCAACAGCAGAGGGTATTAAAATAGAATATGTAGACCCTGCTAATTTAGTTTATTCTTATACGGATTCCCCATATTTTGATGATATATATTATGTGGGAGAATTAAAAACCGTACCTATAAATGAACTTAAAAAAGATTTTCCAAATCTTACACAAGAAGATTTAGAAAAAATAAGCGGTGCCGGAAGTTCTCAGTATAAAACTTATAATAAACAAAATACTGATAATAATAATTATGATGTAAACACAGTAGATGTATTATATTTTAATTATAAAACATATATAAACGAGGTTTATAAAATTAAAACAACAGCCTCTGGTGCAGAAAAAGTAATTCCAAAAAATGATTTATTTAATCCGCCTAATGATCCTAGATCTAAATTTTCTAAAATATCAAGAGCTGTAGAGGTTGTATTTGAGGGAGTTTATATATTGGGATCTCGCAAACTATTAAAATGGCAAATAGCCCCTAATATGTTGCGGGTTAAAAGCGACATGAATAAAGTTCGTATGAACTATTCCATTGTTGCTCCAAGAGTATATAATGGTCGCGTAGAATCTTTGGTTAGCAGAATAACTGGCTTTGCAGATATGATACAGCTTACGCATTTAAAAATACAACAAGTTATGGCACGAATGGTGCCGGACGGAGTGTACCTCGATGCTGATGGACTAGCTGAAATTGACTTAGGTAACGGAACAAATTATAACCCGCAGGAAGCATTAAATATGTTTTTTCAAACAGGTTCTGTAATTGGTAGATCTTTTACGTCAGATGGCGATTTAAACCCTGGTAAAATACCGATTCAACAAATTGCGTCAAATCCAGGTAGTAATAAAATTGCATCTTTAATTAGTACATACAACTATTATTTACAAATGATGCGTGATGCTACTGGCCTGAACGAAGCAAGAGATGGCAGCAACCCGGACAAAAATGCTTTAGTAGGCGTTCAAAAGTTGGCGGCTATGAATTCAAATACCGCCACAAGGCACATATTACAAAGCGGATTGTTTTTAACTGCTGAAACTGCAGAAAAAATATCTTTAAGAATATCTGATATTATTGAGTACTCACCTACGAAAGATGCTTTTATACAGCAAATTGGCGTACATAATGTAGCTACGCTTTCTGAATTAGATGAATTACATTTGTATGATTTTGGTATTTATATAAACTTAATGCCAGATGAAGAGGAAAAACAATTACTTGAAAACAATTTGCAAGTAGCTTTATCCGCTGGATTAATTGATTTAGATGATGCAATCGATGTTCGAGAAATAAAAAATTTAAAGCTGGCTAATCAAATGCTTAAAATACGCAAAGGTAAAAAGCAATTAAAAGACCAGCAAATACAACAACAAAATATACAGGCACAATCTCAAGCAAATGCTCAAGCGCAGCAAGTAGCAGCTCAGGCAGAAGTTCAAAAGCAACAAGCGTTGGTCCAAAGCAAAATACAATTAGAACAGGTTAAGGCACAGCTTGACACTAATAAATTAACGCAGGAGGCTCAGCTTAAAAAAGAGCTAATGAATCTTGAGTTTCAAATGAATATGCAGCTTAAAAGCAATGACACCGATTTAAAGAAAAAAGAATTAACTGAAAAAGAAGATCGAAAAGATGATAGAACGAGGCTAGTAGCTTCGCAACAATCAGAATTGATTAATCAAAGAAAAAACAATTTACCGCCAAAAAACTTCGAATCCTCTGGAAACGATATAATTAGTGGTAATTTTAACTTAGGTTCTTTTGAACCCAAGTAATTTTATAGTGTATAATTATATAATATTTTATTATGGCTGAAAACATAGAAGCAAAAATAGTTGACGGCGAAGCCTCAACATCTCAAGAAAAAGAAAAAGCGGTATTAGAAAATGCCGGTATAAATGTAACCGAGGAAACCGGCATTCACAAGATAGATCTTAGTATGCCCCCTCCCACAAAAGAAGAACCACAAGAAAATGCCGTTCAAGAGCAAAGCACAGATGAGGTTCCTGTTCGCAACGAACCCGAAGCTAGCCAAGAAGTGGCAGAAGAAGTACGGAGTGCGGAAGAACCTTCCCAAGAAAGTGAAGAAGAAGAAGTAATTTTACAAGAAATTACAGAAGAGGAAATTACAGAAGGGGAAATTACAGAAGAGTCGGAACCC